TCTTGCCGTTTTTATTTATATCTCTTACCTTAATTACTTTTTTTTTCATAATTATTTTTTCTTTTTAAAGTTTTTTCTAATTTTTTTAAGTCTACTAGCTTGTTTAGCTCTGCTGTAAGTATCAGCACTAGAAGTAAGTTTTATTTTTCTAATTGGATCTTTTTTCATAATTATTTATACTTTAAGATTGTTCCACAATCAACGCAATGTATTACCGTGTTTCTTTTTTTATTAACACACGCACATCTTTTACCAAAGATTTTGTCAACTATTTTATGCCACAAGTTTTTCATTAGCTAGTAGCCACATTTAACATTTTAGTTTTTTTACCAAAACTAGAATCTTTGTATTTTTTACTACCAGTTATTTTTTTAAGTTCTTTTTGTGACTTAAGTTTTCCATGACGGACATTTCCTTTTGTACTTGAACTTTCTGTTTTTGATCCGACTTTACCACCTGTTGCATAACCTTTAGGTGAAACTTGTTTATTAAATCTACTATTTGCCATTATTTTTTTCCTCCGTTGTTTTTAAATATTTGTGTACCCTTTATACCATATATGCTCGCAACTACAAGGATCCATAAATTAGTGAACCATTTAGGAAGCTCTGAAAACATCTCAAAGAACAGTTTTACCTTGTCCATTGCTGTTGGATCATCCGAGACGACTGCCCAGGCCAAAATTGCTATGGGCAAACTTAAAATTATTAAAACTGCCTCGTCCTTCCAATCTGATTGACGTGCTTCTAATAATTTACCTTGGTAAGCTTCCTTGCCTTCAGCCATACGAGATGCATGCATAAGCTGTGCATCAGACATAGCTATTTTCGTTCTCTGCTTGTTAGCGTAAATTTTACTACCAGCGGAAACGGCTAATTTAATTGCCGAAAACCACATTTAGTACCACTTAGCCTTAACAGGTTTTTTGTCAGCTCTCATTCTTTTAGTTCCTCTAACTGTAACAGTTTGAGTTTCATTCGGGTTAGTTGCTTCAATAGTAACTCCGCCCGTTTGATAACCATCAGGACCACAACCAAGTTCTTTTTCGATCTTGACGTCGTCATTCATAAAAGTTGATCCTTTTTGCCAATCTTTATCCATAATTTTCTCCTTAATGATTTATTATACTTAATTTTTCTTAAAGTTTCTACCAAAATCGTTTCGTTTACTTTTATCAGCCATTTGTTGTCTTTCCATAGCTGCATCACTAGACATTATTTGTTTGGTAAGCGAAGTTTCAGCTCTTAAATCAGCTAATTCTTCGGATTGTTGTTGTTTGTCTTCAAATTGAGACTGGTTTTGCATAGCTTTCATAGTATCTATACTAATTCTGCTATCATCAAAAGCTTTTCTGTCTTCATTTTGTCTAGCTTTAATATCCAGTTCTCTAGATTTTAATTTAAGTAGTGGATCACCACCTAACTCACTAATAATCTGTTCTTCTTCCTTCATATAGTCTTTAACCATTTCAGAAATTAGAATAGCTTTTCTTGAATTAACTTTATTAGTTAATTGAGTTACTTGTTGAACCAATTGTTGATTTTGTGGTTGTTGTTGTAACATTTGTTGCATCTGTTGAGCTTGTTGTAGTTCTTCTTGGAACTCTAACTGTATTTGCTCTTGTGCCATTAAAGATATTCTCTCTAAAATGTTTTTTTGTAAAGCTCCCATAATTGCTGGACTGTTTTGTACCATATTAGATTGCATAAAGTTTAAATGCGAATCAATATGAGCTTTGTGATCTTGTCCTGGAAAAGCTTGAAACGGTTTCATACCCATTGCTGCAATTTCTTCAAGTGCTGGGTCAATAGGTGTGGGTTGTTGCGGTGGAGGTAATATTGCATTAATATTTTTTACCCCAACCGCTTCATACATGGATCTATACGCTTGGTATAAATCATGTATCTGAGGATTCGATTGTGCTAGTTGTAATTCCATTTGCGCCATAGAAATTCTTTGTGTTTGAGAAAAAATGTTAGGATCTGCTACTGGTAGCACATCTATCTTGTCATCAAAATCTGTAACTTTAACATTTCTTGTAGCACCAGGAACATCGTAAGGATATTCTGGTGGTAAGTAAGTTTTAAATACTTCTGCTAATAATTTAAACTCTGATTTAAGACCTACGTATAATCTTTTATGAATAGCTGACATTACTCGCGATCCACGTTCCAATAACGCAACTGTAGTACCCACGGCTGCTTGTTGGTTCATGTCGCCTACTTGTGCATCAGCAATACTCGCGAATCGTTGACCTGCACTAACTACTACTCCCATTAATTGAAGTAAAGTTTGGTCTGGTCCTTTAAATGGTAATTGCATAAACTGATCTCGTATATTGCCTCCCGGAGCGTCGACATCTCTAAACTCACCAGGTTGTAATGGTTGAGCATCGTCTCTAATTCTTATTCCTCTAGTTTTAAAACCAGCAGGTAAGTTAGCTAAAGTTCCTGCATCTAATAATTGTCTTAAAGCTGCAGTTGCAGTTCTAGTCAAACCACCAATCATGTGAATTAAACCGAAACCATAAAAACCTGTACCAGGTAAAAATTTAAATTGTACAAAGTATTTTATTTTCTTCATTAGCTGATCGTCTTGATTATAGTTTCTTCTAATAGATAAAATATCATTAGTAGATTCTAATATAGTTACGATGTAGGGAAGTTTGATTCCTGTTGGCTCACCATCTGGGCCCATATTTTCAAAACCTTCTAAATCTAAATCAACGTGCATTTCTAAAATAGTAAATTGATCTTGACTGCTGTTTTTAGAAATTCCTTCTAGCTCTAATTCTTTTTCTTTTAATTGATTTTCTGTTACAGGAGGTTGTCCTAATTCTATGTCTTTATAAAAACCAGAAACTTGTTGTTTTCTAATTTCATTTTCTGACATTCTAATAACGTGAATAATTGCTTCTGCATCTTCTAATGAAGACGCACTGTATGGAACAATTAAATCATCAGCAGGTACAAACTTTGATACTGCTCTACCTAATAAATCATCATAGTATATTTTCTTAAAAGTAGAACCAGACAGAGGTAAATAGAAAAGCATCTGATCAAACTCAGGTTCGTACTCAGGCATTTGATCCATGATTTGATAATTCATAAAATCTTTTACTCTGTTTGCTTGATCTTGTTTTTCGTTAGACACATCTCCTAAGATTTGTGCACGTACTGGACCATCTGCAGGTAATAATTCTTTGTAAGCTTGCGCTTGAAATTGTGTAACTGCTTCTGCAAGAACTGGGTGATTAACACCTGAAGCATTCTTAAAAGGTTCTGTTCTTTTTTCGTATTTAAATCCTAAAAGACTTAGGCCTTCTCTATAACTATCTTCCCAGTCACCACGAGATTCTTTGTACTCTGTATATTGATCGTAAAGAGTTGAACCTAGTTCATCTAAATATTGTTCGTCTATAATTTCTGCTAAATTAGAAAAATGTTCATCAGACTCTAATGCTTCTCCTGCTCCTGGAGCAAAATCTATTTCAGCACCGCCATCTTCATCCATAGTAACATTTACATCTTCATTAGATGTATCAAGTTCTTCATTTGGAATTTCAATTTCTTGTTCTACAAAAGCTTCGTCACTTATAGTTTCTTTGGGTAATGTATCGTCTATTTCAGCCATATCTCTTTCCTGTTAATTAGTTCACACCAGTGGGTCAAAAGGTTTTATACCGTATAATCCCTGTTGTTGCAATAACTTATCTTCTTCTTCTTTTTCAAACAAACTTTCAATTCCTTTTGCCTTATTAAAGCTTTTTTCAGCATCGTTTATTTCTTGTCTAGATGCGGGTACATCCATATCATCTACCATCGTCATATTAGGTAAAACTGTAGTATCAAATTCAATACGACCTAAATTTCTTTTTATTTCCTCTGGAGATTTTTGTTCTATAGTTTTGTCTAATTTATTTCTTGCAAATTTAAGTTCATAAGGTGTTTCAAATTTTTGTTTTGTTTCTAAGTAATCAAAAGGACCTGCTTTTTCTCCCTCACCTTTTAATTTATCTAAACCATATTTTCCAGCTCCTATTACCTGTCCTGGTAAATTTCCAATATCTTCAAAAAACTTTTCAACCATATATTGCCCTGCTTCACCGCCGCTAGCTCCTTTACCCATAGCATCAGAAAAATTATAAGCAGCAAACATAGGTTCAATAATTCCTGTAGCCTTACCAGCCACTTTTACAACCTTCCCAGCAACATTTAAAGCTTTCTTAACTGATTCAGGTATTTGAATGTTTTCTAATTGAGCAGGGAAAGAATACATACCACTTTTTGATCTATTGTTTTCTATCATACCTACATACTGTGCAAGTTTAGGATTATTTTTTGCTTGTCTTATAATTTCTGCTCTTCCTTCTGGAATATTGTAAAGTTCAGTAAGGTATTGTTTAAATCTTTGAGGTTGAGTTGTAGTTTTAAAAGCAGCTTCATTATATGTAAATTTACCTTTAACTATTTTACCTGCAGCTCCTTTTATGTTGGTATATTTATTTATTAGTTTATTAAGTTTAGTTAAATTTGTTTTAGGATCAATTCCTTTATCAATTTGATTTATTAAATTCTTTCTACTGTTATTAAAAACAACTCTTCCTAGATAAGCATTTTTTTTAGTAGTCATTCCGGATAAAGTATTTAAAGCTCTTGCCATTTCTTTTTTATTTTTCATTCTTGCAATGTCGGCAATTCCTAATACATGTTCAGTACTATATCCCAAAGAAGTCATAGCACTTTTTCCTTTTGTTAAAGGAGACGTGTCAAATATTTCTTGTAAAGCTTTTCTTTCATTTAACATAAAATTTTTAATACTTGTAGTTCCCATCATTTCTTTTAAAAGTTTAGGACCAAGTGTTTTTTCAATTAATTTAATATGCTTACTATAGGCGT